TTCCGGGCTTATCCGGTGCATCAAACTGTCCCGGCAGACAACATACTGATTGATGCACTTAACTTGTATGTAAGGAAAAATCATGGCAAATACCACGTTTAACGGCCCAGTTCGTTCTGAAAACGGCTTTCAAGACATTTCTATTAACGCAACAACTGGCGCAGTTACAGTTGACGCTACGTTTGGTGCTACCACTAGCGTAACCAACCTAACTACTACAAATCTGGTTTTTACTGACCAAAACCATCCCTCAACCGCTGCTATTAACGCCACAGCAACAGCCACCGCAGCAGAAGTTGCTACGGGCTACATCACTTCAACTTCTGTTGGAACAGTCACCATCACTTTGCCTACAGGCACTTTGCTTGGCGCAGCCTTGGGCGCAACTCGTGGCACTACGCTGGACTTGTACGTTGACAACACCGCTGGCGCAAACACCGTGACTATCGCTGTTGCAACTAATGGCATCTTGTCTGCCGCTGCAGCCGCTGGTTCTAGTGCTGGTGCTGGCCTGTTGACCGTGCCATCTGGCGTAACTGGCATTGGTTGCTTCCGCATCATGTTCTCTAGCGCCACTGCATACGTGTTCTCTCGTATCGCTTAATCAACCCAAGGGGCTTCGGCCCCTTTTTTAAAGGAGATTGATTATGATGCAAACAGACGTAAAAGCCGTTCATTTAGAAGCGACTGGCACTGCGGTGCCCTACCGCACCCGAGTGCGGGGCTATCAATTCTTGACTGGCGGCACTGCTGGTGACATTATTTTTCGCGACGGTGGTTCTGGCGGCCCCATAACTTTGCAATTTAATATTGCTGTTTCACCAACAAATCCGCTATCATTTACGGTTCCCGGAGAAGGCGTTTTGTTTAGTACAAATGTCCATATAACTTTGCCTGCCAGCGCAAAAATCACGGTGTTCTATGGCTAAGAGTCCAGCATGGCAGAGGAAAGAGGGAAAGAGTCCGACTGGTGGCTTGAATGCCAAGGGACGCGCCTCCGCCAAAAAGCAAGGTATGAACTTGAAACCTCCCCAGCCGGAAGGCGGCTCCCGCAAGGACGCTTTCTGTGCGAGGATGGGCGGTATGAAGAAGAAGTTAACCAGCGAAAAGACCGCAAAAGATCCAGATTCACGGATCAATAAAGCGTTGAAGAAATGGAAATGCTAGATCTCAATACAGTTTGGTCGGCCACATTAACATTGTTAATGTCAGTTATGGGTTATATCGTGAATGAAAAGTTTCGCGAGTTGTCCCGTATTACGATTCTTTTGAACAAAACCCGTGAGGAGGTTGCCCGTGATAACGTTACTCAAGCAGAAGTGGATCGCATTACGAACCACATTGACCAACGCTTTAACAAACTTGAAGCAAAAATTGACCAGCTTATTCAAGCGGGGCGATAATGCCAAGCAAGAGTAAAGCGCAACACAATTTCATGGCGGCGGTGGCTCATAACCCAGCGTTTGCCAAGAAAGCAGGCGTCCCACAGTCTGTGGGTAAAGATTTTAATGAGGCCGATAAAGGCCGTAAATTTGCAAGAGGTGGTGACACTATGGCTAAAAAAGATTCTGAATTTGATGATGACGTTGCTACGGTAAAACGCGCTCTGTACAAACAACCCGGCGATGCAACGCTTTACAGTCGTGAACGTGGGCTGAAACCCGGTATGGCGCGCCGCCGTCTTGATGAACGTGGCGTTGATGTTCGTGCTCTGGCTGCCAATGAGGCAAATCCAGAGGATCTTGGTAACTTTAAAAAAGGTGGCAATGTGAAAAAAATGAATATGGGCGGATATGCAGGTGGCGGTATGCCAATGGTCATGAAAGATGGACAAAAAGTTCCAGCTTTTGCGGCTGACGGTAAGGGCAAGATGGCTAAAGGCGGCATGGCTAAAGCAGACATGAAGCAAGACAAGTCAATGATGCAGAAGGCCGTGAACAAACACGAAGGCCGTTTGCACAAAGGCTCAACCATGACCAAGCTGGCCAGCGGCGGCGCGGCCAAGAAAATGAACATGGGCGGCATGGCTTATGCAAAAGGCGGCTATACAAAAGCGGCTGATGGTATTGCTACTAAAGGCAAAACCAAGGGCACTCAAATTGTCATGAAGCGCGGCGGAATGTGTTAAGGAGCTGATATGCGTGAAGACCCATACGTATACGGCGGTTCTACCGACATGGAACTTGAGCTTGAAGACAGACTTCGAGAAAAAGCCGGTGCTGGCCGTGGCGGTCAAGGTGGCCCTACAGCTAAAGAGCTGGCTGACTATGAACGCAAAATGAATCGTGGCATCTTTACTGAAGGTATGAAGCCACCTCAAGATGTTGATGGCGGTTCAGCTGCTCCTAAAAAGAAAGTTGTTAAGAAAGCCAGTGGCGGTATGACAGCTTCAAAACGTGGTGATGGTATTGCCCAGCGCGGCAAGACTCGCGGAAAGATGTGCTGATATGGCAACCGTAAAACCAGCTGCTAAAGTAGTTAAGTCTTTAAAGAAGGCTGGGTTTTACGGCGCCAGCAAACCCAAACGGTTGGGTATTATTAACAAAGTTACGACTAAACCCCAGCGGATAGAAATGGTTGATAAATTGTTTCTAGCCAAGAAAGCTAAAGGTAATCCTAAATGATGGCAAGCCGTGGAATGGGCGCTATGCGCGCCTCAAAAATGCCCAAAGGTGTACGCAAAGAGCGTAGGGATGACACTGACTTTACTGAGTACGCTGATGGCGGGCCTGTTGGCTTGTATGCCAACATTAACGCCAAGAGAAAACGTATTGCAGCTGGCTCTAAAGAGAAGATGCGTAAGCCCGGCTCTAAGGGTGCGCCTACAGCTCAAGCATTCATTAACTCTGCTAAGACTGCCAAGAAATGACCACTACAGGAACCACAGCCTTTAACATGGAGTTCACCGAGCTCGCTGAAGAGGCGTGGGAGAGAGCTGGCCGTGAGATGCGTACAGGTTATGACCTACGCACAGCGCGCCGTTCTCTTAACCTGATGACGATTGAGTGGGCTAATCGTGGCATCAATATGTGGACGATTGAGACAGGGACAATTACTCTGACTCCGGGACTGGCTACATACGCTTTGCCTTTAGATACGATTGACTTGCTAGATCATGTGATTAGAACGCAAGCCAACAACTCATCAACTCAGGCAGATTTGAGTATTACGCGCATTAGCGTTTCTACTTATGCAACAATCCCTAACAAGTTGGTTCAAGGCAGGCCGATCCAAGTTTGGATTCAGCGTCTTTCTGGTGAAACTAATCCCACTGACATTGTACTTAGTGGCAACATCACATCGACCGACACATCAATCACGCTTAGTTCGGTGGTTGGACTAGCTGGGTCTGGATACATTCGTTTAGGCACTGAAGATATTTACTACACTTATATCAGTGGTAATGTGCTGGGCGGTGTGTTCCGTGGTCAGAACAATACAACAGCTGCTGCACAAACAGATGGAGCTGCGGTGTTTGTACCCCAGTTGCCCGCTGTAACGGTGTGGCCTACGCCTGATAACTCACAGCAATACCAGTTTGTGTACTACAGAATGCGCCGCATCCAAGACGCTGGCGCTGGTATACAAACATCCGATATGAATTTCCGCTTCCTACCATGCGTAGTGGCCGGACTAGCCTACTACATAGCCATGAAGGTGCCTGAGTTACAAGGCCGTCTGGATATGCTTAAGCGGGTCTATGACGAACAATATACTTTGGCGGCTCAAGAGGATCGCGAGAAGGCTACATTGAGGTTGGTGCCTCGTATAGCGTTCATTGGTGGTGGTACTTAATGGCAACACCGTTTGCATCCGGTAAATATGCTATTGCCGAATGTGATCGGTGTGGGCAGCGTTATAAGTTAAAGCAGTTAAAGATGGAGGTCATCAAGACCAAGCTTTATCAGCTAAAGGTTTGTGAAGCTTGCTGGGATCCAGATCAGCCGCAGTTGCAGCTGGGTATGTATCCTGTTTATGATCCGCAGGCTTTGTATCAGCCACGGCCAGACACAACGTATGTGACGGCGGGTTTGAATGCAGCGGGAAATTTAACTGGTGGTTCACGGGACATCCAGTGGGGTTGGAATCCAGTCGGTGGAGCTAGTGGTTTTGATGAATATTTAACACCTAACTACTTGGTTGCAACGGCATTTGTTGGTACAGTAACGATAACAGTTTCATAGGAGCTAAACATGGCATATACACGATCAGCAGACGGAGTCGCTAAAAAAGGTAAGACTGATGTTCACATCTTTCCTAACAGCGGCCCTTCTGTCAAAGAAACAAAGGGCGGAACAGGTAAGGGTAAGGGTAAAACCAACTCTGACATGAAAACCATGGGTCGTAATTTGGCAAAGATTGCCGCACAAAAGCGAGGCTAACATGGCTAAATACAGCAAGATGATGATGGGTAAAGAAGTTGGCGATGCCAAAGTCTACGCTCCTCCGCACACAATGAAGGGCGAGAAAGTCGCTCCTAAAGAAAATCCCGGCTCTGGTAAAAACTTAAGCCGTGCTGATACAGTAGAGATGACTGTTGGTAATATCAACAAATCATCTGGTGGCACACCTAAGACGTCCGGCATTAAGATGCGCGGCACTGGCGCGGCCACTAAAGGTTTAATGTCTCGCGGCCCAATGGCTTAAATTATGGCACTAACATACGCCCAACTTGTAGCTGCGGTAACTGATTACACGCAGAACACGTTTGACACGACTACGATCAATACAATGATCAAGCAGGCGGAGCAACGCATCTATAACACGGTGCAGATTGCCAACTTGCGTAAGAATGTCACGGGCGTTTTGGCAACCGGCAATAAGTACTTGGCTTGTCCAGAAGATTTTCTCTCGACATATAGCCTTGCTATCTACCCGTACAATGCAACAACAGCGACTGGTACATCTGCTGCCAAGACGATTGTTGTGGCCAGCGCTACAGGTATTGCTGTAGGCCAGCAGGTCACGGGTACAAATATTGGCACTAATGCTATTGTTCGTAGCATCAGCGGTACCACAATCACATTAACAGTGGCTAATAGCGGTACAGTGAATGGCGCGGTTGTGTTTCAAGGTGACTATCTGTACCTTTTGAATAAAGATGTGAACTTTATGCGCGAGGCATATCCACTAAGCGCACAGGTTTCAGAGCCCCGTCACTATGCCATCTTTGGCCCCCAGTCTGCCAACGTCAA